CATGGAGGATCCAGCGCACATGTCTTATTGTGGGTAGAAAGATCGTGGGTAAGGCTTTGGTAGGATCTACCGTAAACCCTATGGACAAAGGGGGCAGAGAATACAAAGACCTGTGGGAAGATTCTAACCCTGAGGAAAGAAACGCTAACGGTAGGACCAGATCAGGTCTCTACAGATTATTCATACCAGCCTATGAGTCACTTGAAGGATTTTTTGACAAACACGGTAGACCCATCGTTAACGATCCTGATAGCCCTGTGGATGGGCTTGACGGCGATAGTATTTTTATCGGCGCAAAGACATACCTTAAGAACGAAAGGGAAAGCCTTCGTTCAGACCCTTCTGAACTTAACGAAGTAACTAGGCAGTTCCCCTTCAGCACTGATGAAGCCTTTAGGGATAGCATAGACGGCAGCCTCTTTAACATAGGTCAGATATACGAGCAGATCCAATACAACGACGACCTATTCCCCAACCCTGTCGTACGGGGCAACTTTGTTTGGAAGGATGGCAAGCAGGACACCGAAGTTCTCTTTGACCCAGATCCGAAGGGTAGATTCAAGGTGGCATGGATGCCTCCTTCTGATATCAGGAATGTAAAGCTTGAGCAACAAGGAAAGCTCATAGCACCGAATGCAGAGCTAGGGGTTGGTGGGGTAGACTCTTACGACCTTGACGCCACCGTCGATGGACGGGGGTCTAAGGGCGCGTTACATCTCTACAACAAGTTTCACATGGAGCACCCATCAAACATGTTTGTAGTGGAGTACGCATCTCGCCCTCCTCTAGCCAAGATCTTTTACGAAGATGTACTGAAGGCTGCGTTCTTCTACGGGTACCCTATTCTGATAGAGAACAACAAGTATGGTATCGCAAGATACTTTGAATCAAGGGGTTACGACGGATACTTAATGGACAGGCCAGAACATTTGATGTCTGGGGGTAGCGCGAAAACTAAGACAAAGGGCATACCTTCAAACTCCCAGGACGTCATCCAGTCACACGCTCACGCTATCGAAGCATACATACATGATCACGTAGGTATCAATAGGGAGTCTGGCGAGCATGGGAAGATGTATTTTAACAGCACACTAGAGGACTGGATAGGGTATAAAATAGACAATAGAACTAAGTTTGACTTGACAATCAGTTCTGGTCTAGCCCTGCTTGGGGCTCAGAAAGCCAAGCCTAAAAAGAAGCCATCTGATTTTTCAGAGAAGGTGTTCTTTAGGAGGTACAAGCAAAGATAGGATTTCCACTATATTTGCAACTGCATGTAATTCATGACTTCGCGGAATGTACAGTAACAATAAGCAGTATTCAAAAAACTTCCCTGATCCTCTAGCCTCTAGGGACACCAAGATGTCGCAGGACTACGGGATGAAGTATGCGAAGGCTATCGAGAATCAGTGGGGTAAGCTCCAAGATGAAAAGTCTCTATACAAGAGAAGAGCTAGGAGATTTGAAAAGAACCGCGACTACGCTAATGGCGTACAAGACACAACGATCTACAGACAGATCTTAACGTCTTTAGACCCAAACAATGGTGACGGATCTTTAGTGAACCTAGATTACACACCAGTTCCGATCCTTCCTAAGTTCGCCCGTATAGTGGTAAACAAGATCTTGTCTAGATCTCCCTACCCAAACCTTGAGGCTATAGACCCTATCTCTACTTCTGCAAAGAACAAGGAGAAGCAGCGTATAATGAACCAGGTCAAGATGAGGGAGGAGCTTATGTCCCTCAAGGAAATGACTGGCGGCTTGGTCTTAGATCAAGACCCTGAAATGCTACCTGAATCAGAGGAGGAAGCTCAGATCCTGCTTGACACCAACATCAAGACTGATGCTGAAGTAGCGGGTCAGATTGCTACCAACCTCACTCTTGAGTGGAATGATTTCTCTGACAACATCTACAGAAGATGTGTGCAGGACCTAGTGTCTTGTGGCATGGCTGTTGTAAAAAGAGAGAACGATCCGACGTACGGCATTAAGACCGACTACGTGGACCCTATTAGATTCATTCACAGCTCTACCGACGACCCCAACTTCTCTGACCTCGTTTACGCTGGTCACATAAAAACAATCTCTATCCAAGAGCTTAAGAGGATTGCTGGAGACGAGCTGACGGAAAAGCAGTACGAGGAGATTGCGAGAAAGACCAAGGGTGAATACGATAGAGGTAAAATGAGTCAAGTCTACTATGACGAGACCCTTGGTAGAAACGTATACGGGTACGACGAGTACATGGTAGACGTGCTCGACTTTGAGTTTATCTCTGTTGATTGTATGTTCTTTGAAGAAAAGGATAACAGGCACGGAAACACTGGGTTCTACTACGAAGGCTTTGACTACAAGGAGAAGTCTAACAAAGGTGTTTACGAAAGGACTCCTCACAAAATGGAGATCTCATCTGTGTACGGAGGCATGTTGATTCTTGGGTGTGACTACTTGGTCAACTATGGATTGAAGACCAACACACCTCGTAACATGCACGACGTCACAAGGGCTCGCATGTCCTACTCTGTCGTAGCCACCAACCTTAGGGACATGATGCCCAAAAGTATGGTTGAAGGGTGTGTGGGGTTTGCCGACATGCTTCAGATTACACACCTCAAGATTCAGCAGTCGATTGCAAAGGCCAAGCCTGACGGTTTGATTATTGACATCGAAGGTTTGGAAAATGTCCAGCTTGGGAAGGGAGGTGAGCTTCAACCTTTAGAGCTGCACGACATCTACGAGCAGACAGGTGTGTTCTACTACAGAAGTAAGAACTCAGAGGGAGGATTCCAAGGTGCCCCAATACAGCAGATCCCCAACAGCATTAGGAACATAAATGAGTTGATCACCCTGTACAACCATTATCTCGGAATGATCCGAGACACTACAGGCATCAACGAAATGATGGACGCATCCACACCCAAGGGAGACACTCTTGTTGGTGTGCAGCAGGCAGCCATTGCCGCAGGCAACAACGCGACGTATGATATTACAAACGCTTCTACCATTCTATTCAAGAAGGTTTGTCAGGATGTCGTTAGATGCCTTC